AAGCAATATCACTGGTTATGGCTATAACACCTATGGAACATTTGCATATGGTATTCAGCGTCCAGCGTCTGACTCACTTTCGCCAGCGACTACTTGGAGTCTGGACACATGGGGTGAATATTTAGTAGGTTGCTCAAACTATGACGGCAAGCTCTACGAGTGGCAATTGGGATTCACAACGCCAACGCTGGCCGCGGCCATCACCAATGCGCCAGTAAATTGCGCTGCCGTACTTTCCACCGCCGAGCGATTCCTATTTGCTTTGGGTGCTTCCCTCAATCCGCGTCTGGTCAAGTGGTCAGACCAAGAGAACAACACTGTTTGGACCGCAGCAGCCACCAATCAAGCCGGTGACTTTGAGTTAAGCACTAACGGCTCACTGAAGTGCGGAAAGCGCGTCAGAGGCATCAATTTGCTGTTTACTGATGTTGATGTCCACACCGCGACTTATGTCGGCCTACCCTATGTCTATTCGTTTGAGCGTGCCGGATCGGGTTGTGGTGTGATTTCCGCGCAGTCTGTGGCTGCCATCGACTCTGCCGCCATGTGGATGAGTCAATCAGGATTTTGGTTATTTGACGGTTATGTCAAGCCAGTGCCTTGCGATGTGTCCGACTATGTGTTCACAAACATCAACTACAACCAAGCATCAAAGATTTACGCTGTACACAATAGCAAGTACGGTGAAGTCTGGTGGTTCTACCCATCAAGCTCTAGCAACGAGATTGACAGTTATGTGGTTTTCAATTATCGAGAGCAGCACTGGAATATAGGATTGTTGGCGCGTACAGCAGGCACTGATAAAGGCGTATTCAAGAATCCTTTGATGGTGTCTACTGACGGCTACATCTACGAGCATGAGGTTGGCTATGCCTATGACTCAGGCTCTGTCTTTGCTGAGTCTGGTCCTTATGAGCTTGGCAATGGCGACAACATCATGTCTGTGCTTAAAGTGATTCCGGACGAGCAAACGCTTGGCGAGGTTGTCGTGTCATTCAAAACCCGCGACTATCCAACGATGACCGAGACTACGCACGGCCCATATTCAGCGTCACAGCCGACAGATGTGCGTTTCTCTGGCCGTCAGGTCAAGATTCGCTACACAGGCGCGGTGCTGGAAGATTGGCGTGTTGGCGTGACCAGAATTGATGCTGTGGCATCAGGTAAGCGTTGATTGACGAGGAAGAGTTTGAGAGACTGCGCCATCATGTGGCCGCAGCCTTAGAATACTCTGGAGGCAGTCACAGTGTTGAGGATATTGCTGAAGGCATCAGGCAGGGTCATTTCCAGTTTTGGCCAGGTCTTGAATCAGTAATAGTGACAGAGATCATTGTCTACCCGCAGTTAAAGGATTTGCATTTTTTCCTTGCTGGCGGCGACCTAGATGAACTCCGATTGATGCAACCTATCATCGAATCGTGGGGGAAGAATGAAGGTTGCAGCCGAGTGTCTCTCGCTGGCCGAAAAGGCTGGGAGAGATCATTTTTAAGAGACAGGGGATACGAGCCAAAGTGGTTCGTACTGTGCAAAGACTTATGAGGTGACTTATGTCCAAGGGTGGAAGAAATCAAACAACAACGCAAAATCAAACGACTGAGATAAATCCATACGCGATGCAGGCGTATAAACAAAATTTGGATTTAGCGCGTACTACCGCTGGCGGTCTTGGTGTTCAGCAATTCGCTGGATTTGATCCACGCTATGAGGCTGGTGAAGCGGCTTTGTACGACACCAGCATGAAGCCCTTTGGCGCTGCGGATATTGCTGCTTTCCAAAATCCATACGAAGAGCAAGTCGTTCAGCAGTCACTGCAAGACATTGACAGACAAAGGCAGATGCAGGCTTTGCGTGACGCAAACCAAGCCACTGCATCAAAAGCCTTTGGTGGATCACGCTATGGCGTACAGGCCGCACTGAGCGATGAGGCCGCACTACGCGAAGCGGCACGCACCGCTGGTCAGTTGCGGTCTGCTGGTTATGGTCAGTCTGCACAGTTGGCAGCGGCAGCGCGTGAAATGAATATGCGTGGCTATCAAAACGCCATGAATCTCGGATTGACTAGACAGCAATACGCACAGATGCAACTTGATGCACAGCGTAATGCGCCATTGCAGAGTTTGGCTATTCAGCAGGCTGCGATGAGCGCACAACCCGCAAATCTTGGTCAAACAATGACAGGTACTACAAGCCAGCCTATGACACGCAATGTTGGCTCTGGCATATTGGGTGGCGCATTGGCTGGTGCATCACTTGCTGGAATGCCTGGCATGGCCGCCCTTGGACCGTGGGGCGCAATCGGCGGTGCTGCACTTGGAGGACTTTTGGCATGAACTACTTAACAAATTATTTTGGCGGTGGCAATGCCGCAGGTGGTATTCGTAAACCTGAGATGGGCGCTGGCATGGACTTTTATGGCGGTCAGCCGCCAAGCATGAATCTTGGCATGAGTCCATCGTCAATACCAACAAATGCATTTGCTGACCCAGCAACCGGCACAGGCCTTAGGCCACCATCGTCATTTGGTCAGATGCCTACTGGCGGCATGAATATGCAAACTGCACTTGGTGCAATGCAAGCCTTGGGTGGGCTTATGGGAAAACAACAACAGCAACAAGCGCCAATACCGCAAATGCAAATGCCGCAATTGCCTATGGGTAGCAATCAAAGCTATGAAGATTTGATGAAGATGTACGGTGTACGCAGTGGCGGCTTACTTGGATGAGGTGATATATGACTAATGACGAATTCCAAAGATTGCAAGATGAAATTGCACAAGCTAATAATGAAGCTGCTCAATTAAGAAGTCAAACAGAACAATATAGAGCTGCATCAGCAGTGCCTTACTCCGACTTTCAAGTACCAACATCAAATGCTGCACCATCATCATTTGGATCAAACCTTGGCGGCTTACTGTTTGGCGGTGCTGACTCAGGCATGAATGAGTATTTGAGCAGAGATCAGCAAAAGGCTATGCAGAATCAGGCGCTGATGAGCGCCGCCATGTCGCTGCTCAAGAACAGCGGATGGACTACGCAACCTGTTTCCTTTGGTCAGGCACTTGGCAGCGCGTATGAGGCTGGCACTGCCGGTTATCAAGGCGCACAAAAGAATGCTATCGAGCAGTTGGTAACCAAGCAGAAGCTTGATGAGTACAAGCGGAAACAACAATTGCAACAAATGTTGACGCGAGGTCTTATTGGAGATCAAGCAGCGCCAACCGTTGCAGTAGAGCCTCAAACAGCGTTTCCAAGGGTTGGCGAAACCATCAGCCCACTCCAATCTCAACTTATTGGCGGTCTGCCTATTGGACCTACTAATGCTCGCGCAGCATTGATTGGTCAGCAGATGCCAGAAGGAGTTGGTCTACCATCATTGCCAGAAGTTACGGTATCAAACAAGTCAAGGCCACAGCAAGATATTTTTGGTGCTTTATCGCCCCAACAAAAACTGTTGGTGGCAATGAATCCTGACGCTATGCTGCCAAAGGTGTTTGAAGAAAGCATGAAGCGTGAGAGTTTTGAAACTATTACTGGTCAAGATGCTGCCGACCTTGGACTTGATCCTCGCGGAAAGTATCAGATCAATAACAGAACAAATCAGGTCAGTACAGTGCAAGCGCCTAGTGATGAGTATGAGATTGTTACTGGTGCAGATGCCGTTAAGGTTGGTTTGCCTGGTGTTGGCACTTACCAGTTGAACAAAAATACAAGACAAGCCACATTGGTTGGGGCTGCTGAAGGTCCATTCGGTAGCGGAACAACTGGTGCGGCTTACAACATATTGTTGACCGAAGACCCAAGCAGCGCCAAATATGCTTTGGCGTATCGTGAGTTGAGCAAGCCAGTGCCAACTATAGAAGTTCAGGCTGATGGATCAGAGCGTACTGTTTACAGGCCACCTGCGCCTATTCCACCATCATTTCCAAAGCCAAGCTACAAAGGAAAAATTGCTACGCCATCAGCAACAACAGCGCCAGCAACTATTGTTCAGCCAAGTGCTGTCAGTGCGCCTGCGCCAGTTAGAAGGGCGGTAACACCTACGGCTGCCGCGCCTGCTGATGGTGCTGTTGTAACTCCATTGGCTGCTGGTGTTAAGTCAACGCCATTTGCGCCAAGACCAGAAGAGATTTCAAAGTCAAGGGAAGCAATAAAAGCTGCCGTTGACTTTGTAGCTGCGCTTGAAAAAATAGAAAATGTCGTTTCTCAAGAAGGAATGCAACTTGGTGGCATTGGATCGAAAGGCGCTACACAAACAGCAATTTATGAAGATTTGCTGACCAAAGCAAGAAAAGCGGCAGAGCTTGGCGTATTAAACAAAGAAGATTTACCAAGATTACAAGCCCAATTAAGTGACCCAACAAACCTTTCAACATACATAAAAGGTCTTGGCGGTCCAAGCTATTTCTTTGCTCAAACAGGTGAAATGAAAGATCGCATTATTCAAGAAGCAATGAGAACAAATCTACAGTTTGGTCAACCGATCATGCAGTTGCCTAAATCATTTAGTGCACCTAGACCAGTTCCAGCTCCAGCTAGACCGCCAACGCCTCCAGTAATTCAAGAATTACTAAAACTATATCCAGGAAGGAGTCAATAATGGCTGAACCAACTATTGACGATCTGTATAAATCTTTGCAAGCTGCTGATGCGGCTGGTGATAGGCAGGCGGCTCAAGCCTTGGCCGACTACATCAGGTCATTGCAAGTACCAACGCCAAGCGAAAAACAGATTGAAATGACTACTGGTGCGCCTTTAGGTGTAAGGGCTGCTGTCGGCTCTTCCACCACCAGTGAAGATAAGTTGGCAACGCTAAAGAAATTCTTTCCTGACGCACAACCATACGACAAAGACAACTTCATCTATACCGATCCAAAGACCGGTAGGCCAACACTGATGAATGAAAAGAATCCTGTACTCTTTGGCGTGCCTTTGCCCACCATGGGTGATATTGCTGGCGCTTTGCCAGAGATTTCAGAGTTTGTTGGTGCTGGTACTGGCGCTGCTCTTATGTTTCCAACTGGACCGGCAGGTATGGTTGCTGGCGCTGGCGCTGGTGGCGCAGCATTCAAGAAGCTGTACGAGATGGGTATGCAGTATGGCGGCCCATCAGTTGAAACTAGGGGCGGCGCAGAGCAAGCCACTGGAGTCACAAAAGATATTTTGCTAAACGCCATTGGTCAGCGTGGTGGACAGCTTGCGGAGAAGTATCTGCCGCAATTGCTCACACCAATCCAACAAAAGCTGATGGGACTGCGCCAAGGCATACCGCAAGCGGCATCAAGACTCGGTATCAAACTGCCTGCCGGTGTAGCTACACAAAGTCCGGCTGTGCAGCGTTTGGAGGCTGGACTCGCGCAAACGCCTGGCGGCGCTCAAGTCATTGCACCAAGGTACGAATTGATGCAAGAGCAGATGGGTACTGCATCAAGAAATATTGCCGAAGATATTTCTAGAGCGAGCAAGACACCTACACCGCAAATATTTACAGAAAAAGGTGGACTTGGAAAATTCTTACAAGAAGGCTCTCAAGCTGCTGGTAAAAGATTTGAGGAAAGACGCGAACAGATTGATGATATTGTGGCAAACGCTGTTGGCTCACAAAACCGATTTCCAGCAACAAACACAGCCCAATTGGTTGCTCAACTTCAAGCTGAAATTGCCAAAAGTCCACAAACACTTGGCCCAATTTATCAGCCAGTTATTGATCGCGCCATGCGTGTTGTCTCTGATGCCCAATCTGGGTTTGGTGGTGTTCCATTTGCTGCGCTTAGAAAAGAGCGAACAAGCATTGGAAAAGATTTAGCCCGACCAGATATTTCTGGTCTTTCAGACACCTCAAATTTTGCGCGTTTGTATGACGCATTGCGTAAGGATGTAGTGGCTGCGGCTAATCAGTCTGGCGACATTGCAAGCCGAGCAATCAAATTGCATGATCGGTATGTACGGTTCAATCGTGAAGTCAATCTGCCTGCACTACAAAAAATCGTAGATCAAAATCTTGATGTAAATGCTGTCAACTTTGCGATGGCAGGCACAAAAGATGGCATGGGTAGACTTCAACTGTTGATGCGTAATTTCAGACCAGAAGAGCGAGACACATTGGCCGCATCAGTTTGGCAACAGCTTGGCAATGCAAAAGCTGGCATGAAAGAAGGCGTAGATGTAGGGGCTGACAGCTATGAATTCAGCGCCAATACATTCCTGACAAACTGGAACAACTTGAGCGACAGCGCAAAGCGAGTTTTGTTCTCTGGCGAGAGATACCGAAACATCATTCCATCCATCAATGACTTGGTTAAAGTAACTACAGGTGCGCGTGAGGCTGGCAAGGCCGTCAACACATCTAACACTGCTGGCGCTCAGATGGTTACATCAGCCCTATTAGGCGCTGGCGGTTTGGTTGGTGGTGGAGTTGGTGGAGATATGACGCAAGCACTTGTAGGCGGTTTATCTGCCCTCAGTGGACTTGTCTTGACCAGTAACACAGCAGCCAAGCTATTGGAAAGCCCAAGATTTATTCGATGGGTTTCAGACACTAGCAAATTGGTTGCCAACAATCCCAACACACTGACAACCCAAATCGCAAAATTGTCGGCAATTGCAACGGCAGAGCCAGGCATGAGCGATGCGATTGAAGCGTATTACAAACAAATCAAACCAATTGCTGCCGAAGTGCGTAGAGCGAGGTAATAAATGGCAACCAACTACTACCAAGACCCACTAGGCGCACCAGACTACTCGGCTGAAGGTATGCCGAGTCTGTTCTCTCTGAGCAATCTGGAGTCACTTGGGCGTGGATCGGTGGCCGGTCTGCTTGATCTGCCTTACTTCTTTGAAGGTATGTTGATGGGTGATCAAGACCCGCGTATGCCGCAAAGAGGGCGTGTTGTCCCATCATCTGAACAGGTGCTGGCAACGACACCGCGCATGACGCAGCCAACGCCACAGGCTGGCTTGTTGGAGACTGCTGGTGCATTCATGTCACCTGCGCCAGTGGCTGCTGTTAAGCCTGTTGCACAGGCTGTTGGCAGGGGTGGCAAAGCCGTTGCACGCATGGCTGGTGAAGAGATCAATGCCGCCATGATGGGTGAGCGTGGTGGATTGCTTGGTGCAATGACACCGCAACCGATGAATGTATTGCCAAAAGCACCGCGTATGAGTGCGGCAGAGGCACAAGCATTAGGTTATTGGCATGACATTGGTGCTGGCAAGAAATTACCTATTCCAATTTCTGAGATGAAGATGGAATTGCAGCCAATTGCCAATCTGCCACCAAAGATAATTGCATCACCAGAAAAAATGCAAGGTGGTGCAATCGTTCCATTTGTTGGAGATAGATCAGCAGCAGGCCAAAATTTGCTTGGTATTGGAGACATCAGATTTGAGACACCAGTACCACTTGAAGGTGGCTATGACTTCATGCGTATGCAGTCACCAACAGGCTCTATTTGGGCATCAGAAAAAGGCGCGTCACAGGCACTACAAAACAAAATCAATGCTGCTGCCGAAGCTGGTGGAGGCGATGTATATGGCGTGTATTCAGCCATGGGTCCAGAGTCAATGAACTTCAACACGATGATGTCTGATGCATTGCTTGAGCAAATGAAAGCTGGCAAGATTTCCAAAAAGAATATCGCAGCATTTGACAGAGAAGTTAAATCATTGCGTCCTGAATGGAAGGGTGTGATGCATCCAGAATCACGCGCACAACTTGAATCGAATGGCGCATTGCGTCATGTGTTTGTTGATCGGATGCAGTTAGATGAATTTCAAAACGCTGGATTTCCAAACATAGCCTACACACGATATGCCATCACAGACCCATTACTTTTAAATGAGCCAATGTATTCTGGCGGTTTAGCGATTGGGAAAATGAAGCCTAAAGCTGAATTGATCACCAATCCAGTGTCACCACACAAAACATATGACACACAGCTTGCTGGCGAATATTTTGGTGGCTTTGAACAATCTGTACCAAAAGAGATATTGTTCCCTGATTGGTACAAAACTAGACGCGCTGAAGGCACTCCAATAAGTGGCGATGTCAGATCGTTTCAATTGTCAAAACCTATTCAGCAAACAAATCAAGAGTGGCTAGACAATGTTATGAATTATGTCGAATCCCAAAAATCTCTTTTAGATTGACCAGTATTAAATCAATTCGATGCTCTGTTTCAATCTTGAATTCTGCTGGTTCAGACTGCTCTGATTCAACAGCAGACTCAATGTAAATCTGAAGAGTATTGATTGCCTCAAGTTTTTCTTCTTGCGTCATATCTTCAAATTTCTTCATCACTTATCCCCAAACAGTGCAGCCACCAGCGGATCGCGCCGTGGCTTTAGTCTCTTACCTCTTTCACGCGCCAAGCGGAAAGCCTTATCGTCCAATGACTCACGCGCTCTGAATCGGCGCAGTCTCTCCATAGGTGTCAGCGGTGGCGGTTTAACAGCATCAGTGCCAATCCCATACCTGTACACCGCCACCAGCACATTGCCTGATCTGCGCCACTCTTGGATGTGGACCGTGCCAGCAAGCCGCAGACGGTTGATCATCTGCTGTGCTGACCTCTCGGTGCAGTACACCTTGTCTGCAAGCTCTGGCGCGGTGCAAGCTGTGCGTTGCAGCAGATCAATTACCTTGGGAAGTCTTGCGGATTTCATGCTCGCGCCTGTCGTGTCTGTCTGCCTCTTCCCTGTCGGTGAACATCTTGCCGCAGATGCTGCAACGGTAGATTCTGCCCACCGTCACAATCGTCTGTCTCTCACCTCGCAGGCCGTGTTGCTTGCCAGACATAGTGCGGATTGTTTCAATCAAGAATTCTTCTCCTTGAGTTTGGCTTGCGCCCATGCAACTCCTTGGTCAAAGGTGTCGGGCATATCCTCGATTTCTTTCCAATCATCATCCGTCAGCCCTACCCATGTGCGCTGTGGTGGGTGGGTGAAAAGTTTGTCATTTACTTTCAGACTACTCATAGTTAGATGGTTGCCCTCCAATCCAGCTATGCGAAGTCTTCTTTGAAAATTGTCTTTGTTGCCGATACGAACAAACTGTTCTCGCACGATTGCCACAGGCTCTTGGCTTTCCAACTCTGCGATGGCTTGGCGTAAGGATGTAATGGCATCGTGCATTTTTTCTGCTGATGCGTTGAATTCATCGTTGTTTGTCCAGTCGATTGACACCTCAGTTTCCAACGCATCCAACGCCTGTTTCAATACTTCAATCATGCCTGCAACCTCTCTTTTCTTGCCTCTGCCAGCATTTGCTTGAGCCACTTTGTTGCGCCAAGCCTCTTCCACTCTTCATACTGCCACTGCGTCAGTCGCGTACCAATGCGCTTTTGCGTGGTGGTTAATTCCGATTTTGGCCGAGGCATCACTTCACCTCGGTATCATCAAGCAGCACCTTGATGGCGATGCCGATGACCAGTATCAGCACCGCGATGCCGATCAAGCCGCCAAGTACAAATGCAATCACTGTTTCCATTTCAGCACCTTTGATTTGTGTTGTGGCTCTTCCACTGCTGGCGCGTTGCCAAATGTGGGTTGCCAGCCGTATTGCCGCCAAATGGCTTGCACATCAGCGCCGCGTGTGGGGGTGAATGCGGCATCAAAGACATGAACAGTTGGCCATGTAATCTTTGTGCCGTGTGGGGGTGTCCAGTTGAGTTTGCGTTTCATTTTTGTGTGGCCAGTAATTCCATTTCGACATCCTTGACACGGTCACGCAAGATGCTGACCTCATGTTCAAGCTCTGTGATCTTGCGTTGCATACGCTCGCGGGTCATGTTCTCCGCGTGCGCCCAGCCGATCATCGTTCCCTGCGTCACGGCTTGTCGTGCAAACTTGGCAAAGTCATCACGGCTGAGGAATCCACCGCCCACTTCCATGGGTGGCGTGAACTTGTTGACCTCGCGGTCAATTTCCATTTGCATGGTCTGAGACATGGTTTTCTCCTTTGGGTTATTCATGCCGACCACCATGCGACAAGCAGTGCGGCCAAGCCAGTACCGATGACAAGGCACAGCAGATAGTCAAAGGCTGCCTCTGCGCGTTTGGAGAGGCGGCGGTGTGCCTCAACTGTGAATGCGTGTTGTGTGTGGTTCATAAGACTCCTTAAAGATGGGGGACGATGCCCCCTTGGGTTAATAAAGGTTTGCGTGACCGCGAGATGCGTAAGAAGCAACAACAGACTCTTCATAGGCTGCGTCTGCATCATCTTGGAGAGCTTGCCAAATGGCTTCATCTTCTTCAGTCCACTCGCTAGTTGCTGTTTGATCGTTCATTTTTGTTTCTCCTGAGAGTTAGTGAATTGAGGACTTAATAATATCACATTTGCACAACTTGTCAAATCACCCACAGTTTAGTCAGGTATTCCATCCCTTACAATCCCTCTGCGGGTGTCATGCTTTCCCGCAGTTGCCTTGAGGGTTGGCGTGAGTCAACCCTCTTTTTTTGCCTTAAACTTGACCATCTCCACAAAACATGGTTAACATTCTACGCATGAAAATCGCACAACAAGCAATTCTCGACATCAAGCACAAGGTAGAGGCCGCCGGATTCAAGATGTCCGATCTGTCCCGTGTGGCCGAGATCAATCAGGCTCAGATCAGTCGCTGGCAGAACGGCATCACAGAGCCACTTTACAGCACCGTGGTGCGCTTGGACGAGGCCGCCAATGCGCTGGTGTCAGCTCGCATGACCATGCTCAACAAGGCCATGGATGAGGCCGTCAAATGAGAGTTATCGGCATCGATCCAGGTCTTGACGGCGCGGTGGCCATCATCAACGGCACAGGCAATCTGGTGGTGATTGATATGCCCACCGTCACAGTCGAGCGCAATGGCAAATCCAAGCGGCAGGTCAGCGCCACCGAATTGGCGCAAATCTTGGCTAGCCACAACTCAAACAATTGTCATGTGTTCGTGGAAAAGGTCAGCGCCATGGCCGGCCAAGGTGTCACCAGCGTATTCAGCTTTGGGCGCTCATTCGGCATGATCGAGGGCATCTTGGCCGCATTCAGATTACCTGTGACATTTGTGCCGCCAGCGACTTGGGTGAAGGCCGTTGGCCGTGGGCAGGGCAAAGATGCCAGCCGCGCCAGAGCCATGGAACTCTTTCCAGAAAACCAAGCCGATTTCAAACGAGTCAAAGACGATGGCCGCGCAGATGCTGCGCTCATTGCATATTGGGGAACAAAGAATGTCTGACAAAGAACGAGCAATCATGCGCGAGCACATCGTCTGGCTGGCCGAGCAATTGGAACAGCAGCGCAAGTACAACCAAGACAAAGTGGTTTTCTTAAAACGCATCCTCGATCCCGAAGACCTCGGCCATGCAGTCAGCCATGAGGTGCGTCAACTGGCTTATCAACTGGTTCTAAACGACCACAACTTAGAAAGAGACTCATGGCAACAAAGCAATTAAGACTCAGGCCGTCAGCGTCATCACGCTGGATCGCCTGTCCCGCATCAGTCAAACTCAGCGAACAAGTACCCGACAGACCGTCAGGCGAGGCCGCGCAAATCGGCACAGCTATTCACGCGCTGGCCGAGACTTGCTGGCAGTTGGACACTGACCCCATGAAGTTTGTCGGTGAAGAGATTGAAGGCATCACGCTCACCGCTGATGACTGTCAGATGGCGTTGGACTATTTACAGGAACTCTGGTCCATTAAGTCAATGTGCGAATTCATGTATGTAGAGAAAGGTGTCTGCTACCAAAGCCCCGACTTCATTCAGGTCAAAGGCACGGCTGATGCCGCTGGGTACAACATGAAATCAGGCATCGTGTATGTCGCTGACCTCAAGACAGGCAAGGGCTATGTGTCAGAGGACAGCACGCAGATGAAGATTTACGCGCTTGCGTTCACGCATGGCATGAGCCGAGACTGGATCAAAGAATTCCATCTCACCATCGTGCAGCCATTCACAGGTGAGCCGCGCACCATCAAGTTACCGGCATCTGATTTGTGGGAGTGGGAGGCAAAGGTATTGCGTCCCGCGATGATCGCCACCCAACTCGATGACCCGCCAATCTATCCATCGGAAAGCGCGTGCCAATACTGTCCAGCGAAAACGATATGCCCTAAACAGCAACAGCAATTCGATGTCGTGGCCAAACAACAGGACATCACCGCGATGAACAAGGATGAAGTCAAGGCGGT